ACCACTTCGCTTGATTTTTAATATACTCAAAACTCTCACGCATAAATGCTCTTGTTTTCTTTTTAGGTGTCTTTGGTGGTTTACATTGACGAGATGGTTTGATTTCAATAAGAAACTTTTTACCTTTGATAGTCTTTACAATGAAGTCAGGATAGTATGAATGATACTTTTTATCAATTGGATTAAAATAACGTATGGATAATTCTTCACTTGCCCAATTAACTATATCAGGACTACGGTCACAATGTAACATAAACTTACGCTCTAATAGTGAACGATAGACTATTTTAGACGGGTCGCCAACATATTTTTTAGGATTAGATGGACGATATAAACCTTTATATGACTTCTTCATTGTGTTATAAATATTAACATTACAAGGATATTTAGTATATGTTAAAAAGAGCATCATCACATCTAAAAACACTCGCATCTGGATATATCAATAAAAGTTTATCTAATGCATTTAATGGTGGATTCAATCAATCACAAGGTAAAGTGGCTGCAGAGTTATTAAAGAAGTCACCTATTGAGATACCAGATAGTCCACAAGAAAAGATGAAAAGAAATCCATTGTCTTTTAATAGAGTACAATACCCACTAGATTTAACAGATAACGGAACAGGTCATTATATATTGTTTTATGCTATATCAAATGATTATGGAACACTTGATTCAAAATCAAACGATTTTATGATCGCTCAAAAGATGGGTTTTCAAAAAAATAACCTAGACTTTGTTGCAGATACAGGAACTAGTATAAGAGGTATAAGTACCGCAGATGGATTTAAGAAAAGTAATAAAGACTTTTTTGGTAATGAAATAAAAGACACAAAAAATTCAAATTCAGTATTATCTAAATTTCCTACACATAGTACAGTAACTGCTGCAATCGCTTTGTATATGCCTCCTGGATTAAAGGTTACATATTCTGCTAACCACGATGGTGAAGACACAGAAGTTGCTGGTGCAATCGCTGCAACTGCTGGAGCAGTCAAAGGTATAGCAGATTTAGGTGATAAAATTAGTGCGGGTTTAAAAGCGGGAACAGGTATACTTGCGCAAAAAGGAAAAGATATATTAGGTAGATTATCAGAAGAAGCAGGGTTTGGTAATCCTGTTAAATTAGCAACAAAGGCGTTTGGTGTTGCAGTTAATCCACACCAAGAGATGTTTTTTAATGGTGTACCTTTTAGAAGTTTTGAATATTCATTTGACTTCTGGCCTAGAAATGAGAAAGAAGCTGAGGCAGTAAGAAATATCATATTCTTATTTAAATATCATATGCATCCAGAGATAGATACAAGTGCTGCTGGAGCAAGAATGTTTAAAGTACCATCAGAGTTTGAAATACACTATGCTTATATGGACCAAGAAAATGAATATGTAAATAAGATTTCACGTGTAGTATGTACAGGTTGTAATGTATCCTATGGTAATGATGAACAGTTTTCTACATTTAGACCAGATGAAAAAGGTGCAAATCCTGTAAAACACAGTATGACATTATCATTTAAAGAAACAGAAATTATGACTAAAAACAAAATTGTAGCAGGTTACTAATATGTATTTTTCTAAATTTCCAAATATGTTGTATGATGTAACTGGTAATGGTAATGTAAAATTAGTTACTAATTTATTAAGACGTGTTAAAGTAAGAAGTAAAGTAAGAGATAATATATCTCTCTTTGACAAATATGATTTAGATATAGGTGATACACCAGAGTCAGTATCATACAAAGTTTATGGTACAGTAGATTACTATTGGGTCATACTATTAATGAATGATGTAAAAGACAGATACTATGACTGGCCTTTGAATTTACAAGATTTTGAGGCGTATGTCAAGGAAAAATATGATAATCCATCTGCAGTACATCATTATGAAATAGACCAATCAAGTGGAACAACAGATCCAAATGGTCCTGGTGATTTTGATTATAAGATAGAAGTAAATTCAGATACATCTGGCGCACAGGCTGTATCTAACTATGAATACGAACAACGATTACAAGATCAGAAAAGACAAATTAGAATATTAAATCAAAATTATCTTCCAACATTTATAAGAGAGTTTGAACGGTTAATTAACAAGTAATACATTATGGCGGAACGAAGCTCAGATATACTCGAACAAGCTGGGGACTATAATTTAAACGTTTGTAACATTGTATCCTATGTAAAAGGTGAAACAAACGAACCCACAACATTAGATATAATCCCTATCATACAAGCAATAGAAGTCACAGAAGACATTTTTAACAAGTGTATAATGGGACGTATCACTGTTATAGATGGACAAGACTTTCGATCAGTATTACCAATCACAGGTTTAGAAAAACTAGAGTTATCATTTAACACACCAGGAATGCAAGGGATCAACGCAGTACGAGGCGAAGGATTTCCGTTTCACATATACAAGATAGATGCGATGGCTCCAATGGAACCAAGAGCACAAGTGTATAACATATACTTTACTAGTAGAGAAATGTTTTATAATAATATGAATCGTGTAAGTCAAGCATTTACAGGTCCTGTAGAAGAAGGTGTTAACACTATATTACGAAACAAAGACTATTTGAACTCAAAGAAAAAGATGTACTATGAACCATCCAAGAGTAATGAAAAACACGTCATACCAAATTTAAGACCTTTTAACGCCATACAACATTTAGGAAGTCAAGCACAATCATTAAACTATGACAATGCGGGTTATCTATTTTACGAGAACGCCAATGGATTTCATTTTAGAACCATAGAAAGTTTACTGGCGTTATCAGGTACAGCAAGACCATCTCTATTTCGATTTAACTATCAACCTCAAAACATTAAAGATGAAAGAGGATTAAGTAATGTCGTAGAAGATTTAAAGACAGTGATAAAGTACGAATTTGATCGCCCTGTAAACTCATTAGCGATGTTAGGAGAGGGAATGTACGGAAGTAAGTTAATTACACACGATAACTTTACAAAGACGTTTAAAGAGTATAATTACAATTATCACGCAGAGTTTGGTAAATCGTTTCACACAGAACATATAGATGGTGCTAAATCATCATTTAAATTTACAATACCATGGCACTACTTTGAAGACACAGAAACACTCTTATCCGACTTTAGTAATTCAAAAATATTAGTCTATCCACAAGACACCAAAGTACACAATGACTATGAACTTCCTGAATTACAAAATGTACTACAAAAGAAACTGTCACAACGATTATCACTACAAAACATTAATTTAACACTCAACGTCTATGGAAACACATTATTACACTGTGGCGACATTATATCATTTAATCTACCTTTGTTTAGACCCGTAGGCGATAAAGACAAACAACAAGTCAATCCACACTTTGCGGGACGATATATGATAATGGCGATTAAACACATTATATCGCCACCTGATAATAAACACGAAATGGTCTTAAAGTGTATGAAAGACGCAGTACGAACAGAATATCCAATCGAAAGAGATACAAACACATTAGAGTATCCAGAGTTTATACAAAAAACTCAAAGTTTAATAGACGCAGAAGGAGCATTCATAGAAACTGACTATGTTGACTACTAGAACCTCCGAAGAATCGCGGCTAGAAGCGTGTAGGAAGCACGCTAAGGCGGTGGCAATGAGAGGATATATAACTAAACATATGAAAGAACAACTTTCACAATATAAGAGGATATAATGAAAATTAAAGAACAAATTAAGATAATCATAGATGACTACTCAGAAGCAAGGGACATATCCGCAGAGTATAACAAATACGATGGCTTCTTCAAGGGCCACCAATCACCCGAAACCGTGTGGAACTTTGTAAAACACCCGTTTTTATTGAAAGTTAAAGGCCTTCTAGCGAGAGTAAGACTAATTAAAGTGGGTAAATAGTGTTGAGTGCCACCTTGCGTACACTATTTTTAAATAGTATTAAATGGCGCATGGTGACCGAATCAAAACAAGAGGTGTAACGGAAAAAAAAGATGAATGAAACAAACTTTATGGGACGAAACGGCTTTCTGTGGTTCGTTGGCGTTGTAGAGGACAGAGGCGATCCGCAGTTTACAGGACGAGTACGAGTAAGGTGCCTGGGTCATCATACGTCTAATACAAATAAACTTCCAACAAGCGATCTACCGTGGGCGCAGGTTGTTCTTCCGATTACATCTTCTGGTATATCTGGACTTGGTCAAACGCCATTGGGATTAGTAGAAGGTTCGTGGGTGTTTGGTTATTTTAGAGATGGCGAGAGGTGCCAAGAGCCGTTGGTGATTGGAAGTCTTCCAGGTAAACCTATTGAGTTATCTGGCGCCGGTGGCTTCTATGATCCTAATAACATATATCCCAAATACAAAGATGAACCTGATGTTAACCGTTTGGCTGTCAATAACGAAGACAATCCACATTTAGCTTTAACATTAAGACAATCTACACGTATTACTGGTATAGCCACAGCTGATTTTAATACAATTACAGCTGCCGATGGTTCTACTATTAGTGCTAGTGATGGCGACACATTTGACCAGCCGGCGATCCCTTATAACGCCAGCTATCCATATAATCACGTATATGAATCCGAATCAGGACATATAAGAGAATATGACGATACACCTGGCTATCAAAGAATATATGAGAGCCACCGTACTGGTACGTCATATGAGATAGATGCTTC